CCTGGGTAGGGTGTATGACGTGTATAAATGATCGCAAGAAATTGCATTCTAAATTTATTTCAGATATAAATTATAACCATGATCTAAGGATCCCATCTGCCTCTTATCATTTTCAAACAAGGGGTGGGTGGTAGTGGAGTTGATAGTCGGAATATCAACTCCTTTATACCTAAAATAAACGGGACGATGTCCCAAAGGAATATATCCGATGAACGAAATATCAGTTCTCCCTTTATCTGCAATACTTGCAGGAGTAGTAACACTCCTAATGATAGGAATGACCTATCAGCAGATGTCGTACCTATCCATATATGCTAATTTCAAGCATAAGGTAGGAACGGCTATCATAACTTTACTAACAGTGTATCCAGGTTGGGCTTTTGCCTACGATATTGGTAGATCCAGTATTGTTGCTAACCTCACACTAGTCACCATTATCTTCGCTATCGTTGTCGTGCTGTTTGAAGCCATAAAAGACAACGCCGCGACAGAGAAACGCTACAGACAACAGATCCTGTACAAAGCACTTCATTACGAGATGCTGAAATCACAGGTAGAATCTCGATAACATCTAATAACTAAGCATTATAACTATCACAGAGAATCAATGTACCTACAAAACCCACCACCCAATACATACCACACATCCCTCACTATGGACTTAGTAGTTCTAGTGAGGGATGTATACTACACCTTTATTTTTGTTTAAACGATTAACCATGATGGATTTATGTTGCATTATATCGTAGGCGGCATAGCACCCTACCCAGGATACTAGGTCCTGGGTAGGGTGTATGACGTGTATTAGGGTCGCGCACTTAGAGCGCAACCTATTTATATTCAGATATAAATCATAATCATGGTTCTCGGACCTCATCTGTCACTTATCATTTTCAAAATAAGGACAGATGATAGTTGGATGAAGATAGTTACCAGCTACCCTCATCCGTTATGTTTATACCTGACGGGATAGTATCCCAAGGAGTTAGTTATGCAAATAACACCTTTATCAGTAATACTCACACCATTATTGACACTAACAATGGTTGGTGTTACTTATCAGTATATATCATACCTATCCATTTGTGCGAGTTTCAAACAGAAACTCACAGTGTTGGTGATAACACTATTAACCGTATTCCCAGGATTAGAAATTGCTTCTTATCTCGGGAACATGGGTATTTTAATAAATCTGATCACATCATCGATCATCTTCGGTGTCGTTGGGGTGATTTTTGATGTCATAAAAGAGAACATGTCTATAGAAAAACACTATCGTCACCAAGTTCTCTATAAAGCACTTCACTACGAAATGCTAAAAGCTCAAGTTGAAGCTAAATGAACACTTAATATCACAGAGAATCAATGTATACGTCAAATAGAACATCAGGTATGTTTATCATGTCACCCTAGAGTACCATGATCGGTACTCTAGGGATCTATGACGCATTCAATGGTTATCGGTTTCTAACCATAGTTCACTAATGTAAATGAGGTAAATGTACATAACAGCATAACCATCTATAACACACACCATTCCTTTTAAAGGATAGGTGACAATCGAGTGTGTAATTCGACCCACACACTCTTTCACGTTAATAACAGTGGCAATGCCACAGGAGTATTTTAATCATGTTAACACTACCAACAACATTAGTTGTCACAGTAGCTGCATTAACAGCCGTAATAACGACGCAGTAGATTACGTATACGTCGTCAACTGGAACCCGTCAACAAAAGATAGGTTCCGTAATATTGAACCTATTGATACTATTCCAAGGCATGTGGATAGTACAATACATTCATGAGAACAGTCTGGTAGGCAATATCCTTACCATCACCACTCTCATGACAATCTGTCTGATGATACCTTCTTTTATCATCGACAATTACAAAGCAGAGAAAAAGTATCGCGATAGACTATTCTATCAAGCGATGCATTATGACATGTTCAAGGCTCAATTAGAAGCCAAGTGAACTAATGTCATTTAATTAATAACTATTTATAATAACCCATGATACCCCACCATAAACCGTTAACATGCGTCATATATCCCTAGTACACCAACATAGGTGTACTAGGGGTACTATAACATCTATTTATTTTTTTTTGCTTAACAGGTCATGTTACAGCTTTTTCTTGGCATGCTCAATGAAGTTCACTGTGACATCTTCTTCGATAAACAAGATATCGTTGGCCTCAGCTATCAAGCGTTTCTTCAATGAGCAACGTTTACTGTCATCAAGCACAGTAAACGTGATGATGCGATCATTGCCACCTAAACCATGCATATCCACACCGATGACATCAAAGCCGTACTCTTTGGTGAGAGATGATAAGATCTCATTGGTGGCTACCATACCAGCGTCTAACTGACTGTTGATGACTTTGGTAGTCGCTTTGGTGATCTCTTGTCTTAAGGCATAATTCGCATATACCTGTGGTCTTACTACGAGATCAATGGTCAGCCGTTGTGCTGCATTGATTCTCGTTTGGATACCATCATTGTACATCACCTCTACTTGACCAAGTGTTGCCCGTGGGTAGAAGTATATACGAGTCTGTTCCAGCACTCTATCATTGACATCTTCCAAGCTATCTACGATCCAGTCGACATAGATGTCGATCATGTTCTTGCGATACTCTTGGATGACAGGATGGTCTGCAATGAAATACACCCATTCCAACAACATCACATCAAGCTGTACTAAGATCTTTCTGTTGTTGATCAGTACTGGTAAGGAGTTCTTGAACTTGATATCCCCTTTCTTGTGTTTCAAGATAGGTTTACCATTAGGTCCTAGTACGGTATCTCCTTTATGGTGTTTGATCTTGTACTCTACGTTACCGTTGTTTACTGACAGTGATGATGCAGTATCAGTATCTAAGACATCGTGATCATAGGTGAGATAGACATCTCTGTCCCAAGTCTCGTACACTTCACTACCAGCAAGTGTACGACATCTCTTCCATAGGGCATGTAAAGGATAGCCCAAAGTGATACGGATACGTTCATTGACGATAGCTTTTGTATCAGTAGGTAGTAAGAACTTCCCTAGTTTTCTGTCTATAGGAGAAGATCGCCAGGATTGTGACAAAGCTTCATTGGTTGCAAACAAGATATCAAACTCCTCCATGAGACGTGAGGGTACGACACGATCATCTAAGTTATACATCTTCGCATTGGTAAGTTCGATGTAGTCAGTCTTTCTGACATGGTAGTTAGTCTCAATGATGTATTCAAATACCCGATTCTCACCTTCTTTACCGATGAATCTACCATTGATATACGCGTAGTCAATCTCGCCTGGTGGGATGAAAGCAAGTTGGGTATACATCTTACTGTCATCGATCCTAGCCACCATCGCATCACCTTTAGCTACCACTACTAAACGATAGCCTTTTTCGATACGTTCGATCTGGTAGTTGGTGATGGTGATCTGAAGAAGCTGAGTAGTATCATTACTGTCTACGAAGGATTTATTATCCGCTTTGGGATGATCAAGATAGTAAGCTCTAAAGTCAAAGACCCTTTCACTCATGTCTAAGACATAGTGGAAAGGACTACGATAGAGGTTTCTTGAGTTGATGTTAGAGACTTTTTCATCCGTAGGGAGTGCTAAGATAGACCTTACTTCTGATTTAGGCAGTATAGAGAGGATCCCTTTGCTAGACTCGTATACTGCTTCTGGTGATATGGTTATTGCTTTTTCATTCTGGTAGACGTATCCTGTTGCAATGAGTCCATCCAAAGAAGTGTTTAATGCTTCAATAGACGCTGCTGCTGAGGTGAGTAACCGTTCATTACTCGGTGGTGGTAATGAACGAGAGGCTAAATAAGCACGATTGGTGACTTGGTCGATGTTCTTGATGATCCTAAAACCATTGTCTTCCAGATAGTCTTCTATCTGGATATTAGAGATTGGGATATGTCTGATGCCTACAGAGTTCTCAATGACTCTTTCCCGTAAGGCTTTAAATGATAATGGTTCACGTCCTCCAGAGACAAGATCATTGGAGTATACGGTAAAAGTACCCAATTTAGGCATAGGGGCCGTATAAGCAGAACGATCTCTTCTGCCATCGATAGCACGGAATGTGACACTAAACTCTGTTGGTTCATATCCCGAGAGATCCATATTGACCTCACCTTTGGTCTCGTAGACATCGACTCTGATCTTGGTATCGAGATACCCTAGATCTGAGTATACTTGTGGGATAGAGATACGCAGTGAGTTATCAAGGACTTTCAGTACTGCTGTAGGTTTAGCAACATCGTAGACATCAGGTGCATGTGTGGTCAACATCTCTTGCCAGACACTGTTTTGATCCTGATAGAAGACTCTCGCGTAGTAGTAGTGATCCGTGAGATCTATTCTTCTATTGAAAGCAACTGCTCTGGATACAGGAAACTCGTATGGAGTAACGGTTACTTGAGTGAGCTCTAGACTAAACTGCAACCACTTGATATCCCGACCATGCGGGATATCAGATCTCTCTAGTCTGATATCAAAGTCCACAGTGTTGGTTTTAAGGACTTGGATAGGAGAAGCGATCTTGTGGTCTATGAGTATCTGGATACCACCATGCTTCATCTCACGGATCTCGACAGGATACTCCATGGTGTATGTGGTACCACCGACTACGATGAAAGTATTTCTCGGGATGATGACTTTTCTAAGATCTGCATCAGGGTCGTAGACCATGTGCGAAGAGACTTCATCTACCCGCATCAGGAAGTTGAATGTTGCAGTCGTGGGTAGTGCAAATCTACCAATGTAGTCTTTATCACACATGTGGAGATAAAGATCTTCTTCTGTCATCGCAGCTGCAGGATACTGCTTACGATTGAGATCATTGTCGTAGCTGATAAAAGCAGATGTAAGTACTGCTGCAGACTCAAGATCAAAAGAGAAAGGAGAAGTAGGATCGATCTTATCGGGGATCTTATCTCCCATGATGTTCTTTAGATGTTCGTATACTGCTGCTTGTATCTTGAAAGGGTTCCCTGGGAAATCCTTAGTGTTTTTGATGATATCAGAGACGTATTGAAATTGTGTCATGGTAGAGACTCCTGTAATGTAAATGGAGGGAGCTACGTTATCGAAGGTGGTGTCCTGATACAAGGATGTATCGGGTCCACCATCCTGAGATATAAGTAACTCCTTACAGTTTATCGACAAATGAGGAGAGGTTCATGAGTTGATTCTTTCTTTCCTCGATGATCTGGTTATTTCTTTCTACCTGAGGATCAGGGTTATTATTCGGGAATCTGAGTTGTTTCTTCAGTGCTTCTGCAGCAGACTGATAGATCTCTCGTGGTACCCACCACTCAAGCTCTGTCGTCACTGGGTTGATTCTAGGATAGCCATAGTAGTTTAGTACATCTACTTCTACACGATCAAGCTTCACCAGTGTTTGACTACGGATAGTATTATCCATCATTGGGTTTGCCATAGCTACTGCTGTATTGAACTGATGGAATAATAGATCATCGTTAATAATAGAACCTGCACACTGGAACTGAACATCCATAGTCGCCATATCACGGTTTAATGGCTCTTCGATATTGTACTTGAAGATGCTCCCTGTCTCTAAAGTGACAGGATAGCAGTATGCTGGTGCCCAGATACCCGTGACGTAAGTCTTGGTATGATCCATGATAAGACGATAGATACGACTAGTATAGTTCATCCTTCTTTGGATGATATCTGGCATGGAGGCTACGATCTTACCCATGTACTGCAGTGATGCTGCTAGTATCCAGGAGTAGAAGAGTAGTAAGAAAGGATTACCATTCATGTTACGGAATGTTGCTGTGACAGTATAGGTTTCGTAGTTGTAGATGTTATCATCTATCATGGTAAAGACTTCTTTGGCGATCCCACGTTCAGAGGAGTGGGTGCCTGCGACTATGGAAGGTACACCTGTTAAGGTCTTTAAGGCGTTAGACAGTAATGGGATAAAGACATTTTGGTTATCGATGAGTGGAGAAGAGAGTTGTTCTCTACTCTCTAAAGTGAAGTCTAAAGTCATCCTGACCCATTGTTGGATAGAATAAGGGATATTAGTAATAAGCTGAGCAAGATGACGATCCCGCATGGCGTTGAAGCGGGAGAGGTTCATGGTAGGTCTGACAAAGAAGCAGTATCCATTGTGATCAGCATGATCTGGTAAATTCACCGCAGTCTGTCTGTGGTTAAAACCACTGAGTTGTTTGTCTCTGATGGTCGTGAGTTTCCCTCGACCAAAGCTTAAGAAGATCTCATCGATATAGTCTCTGACAGTCTTTTGATTGTTAGAGATCTTGTTGATGACATCATCGATAGTGATTTTGTTATAGGGATCTGTTGCCATGGGAGTCCTGGTTAAGAAGAATCGAAGCACCTAGATACACCTATAGTAGGTGTATCTAGGATGTATGCCGCGTAGTGGCTATCTGAGACGACATACAGTGTCGGCGAAGAAATGACGTCTAGTTCAAAAAATAGCTTGATGTACCCTAAATAAGATATAGCAGATTTTCTTGTAATATACAGTGACAGTCTTTTAGAGAAGATTTGTTTTTTCTATGTCTCTTCTTTTTCAAAAAAGAAGAGATGAAACCTTTACTTTTATATAGGAATGGCTCAATGAACCCTACCTCTATCGCATTTGCGAAATCTACAGCATCCTCGCTGACTACGACGATCATGGATATCATCGGTTACTATAATCGTCTCCAGCAAAGCAATAAAAGCTTTGTCGAACAGACTAAGTTGGTTAGAATAGAACCGAGTTGTCTAGTGGATATGTCATTACGTGGTGCAGATATGCTTGCTGATCTACAAGCAACACTACTTAACCTCTTCTCTGGCTTCTATGTACAGGCGATAGCGATCGCCATGTCAGGCAAAGAAGTCAATATCGCTTCTCAACTTGCACCTTTTGTCATCGACTCCACTAAGATCGCCAATAAAGACATCAAGACTGATCTTGCAAAGAAAGTGCTGAACACAGTAGTTAATAAAACCGCTGAGATGGCGATAGCGCAAGAAGACTTTACTGATGCTACCGACAAATACCTCAAACAGAAAGACTATCATGACAACCTAAGTAGCGTTGTAGCTCAGTCTGTAGAGTCTTATCTGGTCAAACAGAATAGCTATCAAGGACTGAAAGCATCCCTTGAGTCTTTGGATAAGAATATATTCACCGGTAGAGTAAGAGATATCGTATCTCAAGAAGGCCGTGATGAGAATGTAACAGGGGTCAAAACCAGTTTAGATAGCATCTTGGATGATCGTTTCGCTGTCGGTAAAGTCGTCAATGTACAGATCTCTGAGACGAAGAAAGATGAGGATAAAGAAGTCACCAAGACCGTGATTGTTCCTATCGGTATCCGCATGATGACAGGATACGTCAGAAACAACCATCTGGTAGAGCTCTTGTCATTCGGACAGAAAGACATCTCTGAGTTAGATCGCAAGATGGCGTATAAACTCGGTAAGATCGACTATGTCAAAGACGTGATCTTCTGCAAAGACCTCTATAAACAGTTCAGAAAAGACCTGATGCGTGATAAGACAGGATACTTGAAAGCACAGATGGAACGTGCAAGTGAAGTATCCTTATACAAGCTCTTCTCTGGTAAAGACAGTGGAGCACACATCACTTCTACTGCTATCTTGACAGAAGCTACTGCAAAAGCACTAGAGCAAAACTTAAATATCTCTCTCGATAACTTCCAAAAGAGAAACCAACTGATGGAGATCACCGGCTGCATGATGCTCTGCGTGGTCAATGAAGACCATCGCATGGTGCGCATCTACTTCCACTCCATGGAGAAATACATGGATGCTTCTTTCAATGATCTTAAAGTTGCTGGGAAGAAAGAGCCTGATATCACAGCTATCGCACAGCTTTTAGCGATGGGTCAAGTTCCCAGATTCTGATCTGATAGTGCTGTTACAAACCTTACGTATATACGGAGAAACTCCCGATGAAATTAAAAGAAATGCTCTCTTTGCTGATCCCGACACTCTACAAAAGAGATCTGACAGATACGATCGTCAATGCTTTAAAAGAGCTGAAAGAGACCAATCTTGTCGTCTACCAAGATGCTGATCAGCAGTTTACAGGATACGATTTCCATTCGACTGAGATCAAAAGACTGTTACCGACCTTTAATGTCAGAGTCAAGAAACGTCCTGGTAACATCATCACCACTACGCATTTTGCTTTGAACAACTTGGTTGAGATGATTGAGAAGATCAGACCTATCGTGGAACGTAACTTCCAAGATGCTAATATCGCCTCTGCCATCACGTATAAGAAAGCCCAATACTTACAACTGATCGATGCGATCAAGTTTTATATCAAGTACACTAGAGAGTTCTTGGATTATCTTATCATCGCAGAGACTGCTAAGTTTGATCCTGGTAACACGATCAGTAAAAGACTCAATAAAGCACAGATCCAGCAAGTCGAGAATGGTTTTAACTCATTCTGTCTTTTGACAGGAGTCTTTGTACAAGACATCCCACAAGTGATGCGTCTTTTAGAAGAAGTCCCAGATGTACTAATCGTCCCTGAGAACATCGAAGTGGTAGAGTCTACTTTGGGTACTAACAAAGTCGATCCCTTAAGACTGAATATGTTCTATGACGTGAAACGCAACCCTTTCTACATGAAACAGATGCGTCAAGCACTGAAAGATCATCTGGAGTATGAGAAAGCTTTGGAAGAAAGAGAGCTGATCAGACTGAGACTGATCTACTTAAGAAGACAAGTAGAAGATGGTGGTGAAAACCAAGATCCATCACTTACCAAACAGATCGAATATCTGGAAGGTCAGGTACAGGTACTACAGTACAAGATCGAGAAGTCTGAGAAAGCTTATCAATAAGAGGGTAGGGAATAATGCTTAAGATATACCCAAGAGGGTTTGTAGGACCAATACTCGATAACCCAGATGCCAAACCCAGTAAGAAAGAAGTCTCTATCGCAGGTGCAACATTCAAAGTCAACTACGAGGAGTCTACCAAAGTTACCCCTGATAAAGAGATCCAATCTCTCTATCAGGCTTTCATTGAGAATGACTCCGTGATCATGCGTTTTGATTTCAGAGAAAGAGTGATCAAGAAAGCCAAAAGGATGTTTTCTCTGGATGGTGTAGTAAAAGACATCAATGTGTTTATCTCTACTCAGATTGAGTATGGTAGCTTTGGTCGTAACCACAGTGAGTACTTAAAGAGATTACTAGAATACCTGATCCATGGCAAGATGCTCCTTAATCAAAACACAGATGCCAGACTCCTCATGGGTCAGGATAGTATCAAAGTAGACAAGTCTGTATTGAAGAAGTCTATCGATGGGGTGCTCAAAGAGAATAACATCAGAACCGTTACTGACTTTGTGTTAGCATTTGTGCGTAGACCTGGTGGATATGGAGTATTGTTATCGACACTGTGGTTGATGTACGGGGATTTCACAGGAGCGCATGATGAGTGAAAGACTCTATGGTCGTGAGATCACAAGAGAGGCGTTGCTCTCTCCTGATGATCTTAAGAAAGTCAATACTGAACATGATGAAACAGGAAGAGATCTGATCATCTCTCTATCTGAGGTGAATAAATCCTTAGAAGAAGCCGTGAACTGTTTTAACACCTTGGTCTCTATTAAAGATAAGACACACTCTAGTGAGGCTTTCTCGGATAGTGAGAAAGCCCTGATCTCGAGTATGATGCGTACTTTCTATCAGAGATGTCCTGATGTGATAAGATCACAAGAAGGATTTGTCGATAACTTTGATGACAGGTCTTTCTCAAGATCTGCTGATAAAGTGTTCCTTATCATCACCAACGTACTCGATGTCTTCTTAAGTATCTTAAGGAAGTTCTTCTTGTGGATCAAAAGTGAGTTCACTGATACGGGAAGGTATGTTGACAGGTTAAGAGGCAACATCGCCAGGATGTCAAGTAAGGATATTCATGGCTGTGAAGTAGCTTTTACTGGAAAAGAGAGTGCTTATTTTACTATCAAAGACAGCAGTGGTCAAGAGACTTTTGATCCGCTGGATGTGATCGCAAGATATCGTAACCTACTTGAGCTCTACATCAGTGACAACCATGTCACTGAGAATATCGCATCAGCGATGTCGATGACGACCAAAGTCAGGGCTTATGTAGATCTCTATATCACACCTGTCTTCCCAGTAGTCAGTACGAAGCATAATCCTTCTACTGACTTATACGAGTATATCGGTCCAGACCTTCCTAATGGTTATCGCTTAAAAGCTGTGATGCCAGATACCGGACATTTCAATCCATCCACTGATAAATCGATCAATAAGCTCAGTCTCTCTGATGCGATGATCATGGAAACCAGTAAACCGAGTATGGGAGATATCACTTTGACCTTAAGTGATATCCAGTTAGAGCAGTTATTTACAGATCTGAAGTCTTACTCTCGTTTTGGTAGTCAAGTAGTGAACTACACAGATCGTATCTACACTGCTTTGGACAAACTAAGAATGTCACTGAGGAAGTTTAAGCTTAGTGAGTCTAATGCTACAGAGACCAGTGATCTTAAATATCTCTCTTTCAACATGGCAGCTATCTCTTATATCACAAGAACCATCAAGCAACCTTTCTTTGATCTGTCAAAGATGGCTTCTTATTCTGAAAGAATGCTGCTTACTAAACTCATTCATGCGACCAAATCTTAAAGGAGGATTTATGGTGGGTCCGATATTTCTTGGGAAATCCTTAGAAGATCTTGATAGTGAATACGGTCAAGATCTCAAGGAACCGACCATTTATGATGATGCTTCTGAGGTTTTAGATTCCTTAGAAGCTTATAGGGGGCTGTTAAATGCCTCTTTAGAAGAAGGTGGACTGAGTCGTGATGGCATCAAAGCCATCATGATCCATCTTAATGCTATCGCCAAACATCATCCGGTAGAGCAGTATAGCTTAGAGTCATTTGACTTAAGCTCTAATAAAGCAGCTACCTTAGATGCGATAGCAAAGATCACTACGATGATGGATGTGTTGTCGAAGTGATCTTGTAAACAAAACGTTTTGTTCAATTTAAAATAGGAATTGTAATTATGGCTGGTATTTTTAGCTATGGTTTAGGTCTTGAAGATCTTGATGAAAATAGAGCAGAAGCTCCGGTAGAAGGCGATACTGTCGTTGAAGAGCGTGTTGAAGAGAGTGAAGTCGTTGAGAAGACTGATGATCAGGTCACTGATGCAGAAACTACCGATGCTCCAGCAGAAGCACCTGTAGAAGGTGCTCCTACTGATGGTGAAGCTGAAGAGGTTAAAGATGCTGAAGATGCTGCTGAAGCAGAGGCTGAGGCAGAAGTATTGGAGAATGAACAATTAGAGACTGAACTTCTCGAAGCACAAGCAGAAGAGCAAGAGATCCATGAGATGGATGACGCTATGGAAGATGCAGAAGGTGCTCTCGATGATCATCAAGAACTCATCGAGTCACTGGAGATGATCGCACAAGACGGTGGTATGAACCGTCAGGCTGCACGATTCTATCAACTTTCTCGTAAATCCATCTATGGACGTCTCGGTATCCGTGTGACGACCGAATCTTTCGCCATGGAAGCGTTCGATGATGTAGCTACTCGTGTGGTTGCGACAGTAAGATCTCTGGAAGAAGAGAAATCCAACTTCAAGAAGTTCTTGGAAGGTACGAAGAAGTTCTTGTTGGATCTCTTTGAGAAGATCCAAAACTTCATCCTGAAGATCCTGGATACCAACAACGCTGTGCGTAAACGCGCTGAGAAGCTCGTTAGTAAACTGGATGGAGCTTCTTTTGAAGGTGTGCTCTCTGAGGCACAACAAAAACGTCTTGGCAAGTGCTTCGTGGTAGAAGGTAAAACCGTTGATATCCATACCTCTGGTGAAAAAGCTGTAGAAGCGGTTCTGAAAACAGCATTGTTGGTATCTAGCAAACTTGATCTGGCTAGTTTGGTCGGTGAGGTTGTTACTAACCTCTATGGTAACAATGGTGTTACACCTATCGATAAAAACGACGCATTGACAGCGATGAAGAAAGCTTTCAATAATAAACTTGGTGTTAATGCTGATAAAGAAGACGTCGTACTTGCGAATTTCCCAGCTAATTACCAGTTAAAATTACCTGGCGTCAATAGTGAAACCAAAGGTATCACCTTTGCACAAAGCGAAGACGTTGGTGAAGTCAAGATCGGTAAAGAACTGATGATCCGTGATGCCGGTAAAGCTAAAGAGATGTTGACCATTCTTACTAACTTCTTAAATGAAGTTGAAGCTCTGAAAGAACTGACAAAGACTGGCCTGAAAGAAAAAATCGCTAATAGTCTCGTTAATGTTGCAGCCGATCGTGTCAAGTTTAAAGAGGGTGATGATGAAACAGCTGTCATCCAGAAGAATGGTATCATCATCGGCTCTGCCATGGGTAGTTTTATTCGCCAGTACATGGGTACGATAGCGAAAGTTGGTGGTTATCTTTCCAACCTCTCCCGTGTCTATCTTGAGGTCGTTGAGGTTAGCATGAAAGGTGCTTCTCAGAATCAAGAAGATGCTGCTTCCGCAGAAGCTTAATCTTTTTATGTGCTAGACGTCATACATCCCTAGGGCACCGATAATGGTACCCTAGGGTGCTCTGCATGAGCGTATGCGAATAAAGAAGACCCTTACTCCTAGCTACACCTTTGGTGGGTGTAGCTAGGATTTATGACGCTATGCACCATACTGACATTTCGTACAAGTACTTAGATGATCACACGAGTATACTGTGACTTCCTTTTCTCCATTAATAAGAGTTGACTTATGTCTAATGAAATCACCTTTATGAAATATCATCGCGCTGAAGAAGCTTTTCAAGAGCTTCTTGCGCTTGCGCTCCCGCGTCATCTTTCTTTAAATCCTTCTGCTGAACGCTTCTATCAACAGACCAAATCTTCCTTGTATAAACAGCTTTCTTATTCAGAAGAGTCTGTATCATCATTCATGGACAGTGTAGCAGAAGTGTTGGAAAAACTCTTTAATTACTTCCTGGACCTCTTTGATAAGATCAAAGAACACTTCGGTGAGGTCTACGCGACTGCCAGGAAACTGAGTAATAATATCGAGAAAACCAAAGATACGCTAAGTAATCCTGTCAGATTCAAGAAAGTCCCTGATGAGATCTACAGTAGAGTAAGAAATACCTTCTCTATCGGCAACAGCAATGTCTCTGTCTCAGATGGCTTAGGTCTTATTGACAAATACTTAAGTGATATCGATCCTAAAAACACCTTAAATGATCTTAAATCGATCATGAATAACACCATCGATAAGATCAATCTTCTCAAAAAAGAAGATGTCGACAGCCATGAGAAGTATCTCAAGAACCGTAATGATGATATCGACAGCCTCTTCTACGAGATCAAAGATGATTTCGGTTTGGTAGATGTCTCTGGAGGTAGTAAGATCAATGACTTTGATCATGGTGAAGGAGAATATATCCAATCCATGTTACTACCAGGAGGCTATCAGGTTCTGGGTTATAAAGAAGACATTGAAGGTGTGCAAGAGACTGCTTTTGTTGGAAAGAAAATAAAAGCTGTATTTAAAAAGACAGCTAAGTTTGAACCAGAGGTCATCACCCCTATCGACAATAACGCTGCAAATCGTATCTTGAGTCATTGTGAAGCTATCGTGAAATATGTATACGATAGCAAAAGAGATATCGATAGTATCGGTACGGATATCCATCGTGCAGGAAGAAAAGGTATCGCTGCTAGTAAGTTCCTTAAAGAGATCGAGAGAGGGGATGCCAAGAAGAAGATCATCGAGGACTATCTTAAACTGCTCTCTCATGTCAGGACAGCTACGATAGATATCACCAAGATCATCAATGAGCTTTCTCTGTATGCTGTCAGAGCAGGAAGAGTAGCTTTACTTGCTATTAATAAGTCTATCGAGGTATGAGTAACATGAAAGTATTTGCAGGACAGTCGATCTCTAATGGTGAATTGATACCAGAGACAGCACCCACAGAAGAGCTAGGAGATAATGTCAATGATCTCGCCAGTGAGTCTTATGCGATCGATCATCTGTACAAAGATTATTGTAGATCAGAAGAACTTTATCAGGAGTTACATGATCTTCATCAGTCTCTAGAGGCTGCTTACTTAGAAGATGGTGTAGATAGAGCTTCTTACGAGATGTATAAGGGATCTGCAAGATCTCTATACGCTCGTATGGGAGAAGAGATCTCTTTTATCAGCTACGAGCATTTTAGTTCTCGTATCCAGATGTCCTTAGAGGAATCTCAATCCAGGATATCTGCTTTGTTTAGTAAAATAGGAGACTTCATCAGTCAGATCGGTGATAAGATACTAGGATACCTCGGTAACAGTACCAAGTTAGCTAAAGTCATCGAAAAAGAAGCTATAGATCTTAAAGCCTTTGCTAAGGGTAAAAGCATAGACACCAGTCGATTTGCTGAAGGTAAAGACTTCCCATATCTGAAAGCATTTAGCATTGATGGTAAAGAAGAGACTAATATCGCTACTTCCATGAAGATCATCGCTTCTTATACCCAGTTCTTCAACAACCCTAAAGCTGTCGATGGATCTATCGCCATCATGGATATGGCGAATAAGTACATGGAGATGATCACATCGACCAAAGATACTTATCAAAAGCGTGATAGATCATGGTTTAAAGAACTCCATAGTCTCGGACGTGAGATCAGTAAGAAGCAGAAAGAGCTCTCTCTCCCTTTAAGAGAGATGTTTGGTTTGCATCCCATAGCAAAAGCTCCCAGGTACTACAACTTCGGTAAAGGAGACTATTTTGAATCCATGTCACTGCCAGGTGGCTGGAAAGTCTGTATGGTCGATGTCAAGAAAAAAGCGACCATCTGGGCTGAAGATCCCAATGATGATACTAATCTGATTACGAAAGAAGAGTTGATCTTAGATAGCTATCAGGCAAACTTTGTCCATACAGGGGATGCCGTCTATAACGGACTTTATCAGATCACAGATCGTGACATCGAGAGTATTACTGACGATGTCGTTAAGATCACGAAGACCATCCAAGAGCATCGCAGACAAGTCGAGTATATCGTCAATAGCTTCAGCAAAGCTTTTAAAGCTTACGAGAAGACTGCTTTACGTATCCGTTTTAAAGAATATGCTTGGGACGCTGATACGGGCTGGGTAGAGTTAATAATGCGTTTAAATAGGACATTATTGACTTCTCTGATGTATCTTGGTAAAGAGATCTCTCAGTACAGCTTAAAAGAATCTCAGTTAGCACTGGACTATATCCGTAAAGTGCTAAAATAACTACATGTCATACATCCTCATCCAGGAGTTATCTCCTGGATGAGGTGCTCCGAATGAACGTACGTGAATAAGGAACATCCTCTGTACTACCTTAGATAGGTAGTACAGAGGCATATCTGCTGTGTAGTTATGCTCACGCTGCTACGTGCTAACACGTAGCATGCTTACTCAGATATGTTAACATATCTGTATCCTTGGTCATGGTGACGACTATGACTGTTTCTATCAACCTTATATAAGGAAAAATCATGTCAAAAGGTATATTTGAATACCTGGTGAAATCTGCTGAAGAAGCAGAGTTTCGTATGCTAGAACAAAGAGAAGGTGATCTTTTTGAAGATACCGATATGTCAGATATCGATCAGGAGTCTGGTGATATCGACGATATGCGTCAGTCTTTAGATGATGCTGTCGTTGCGTTAGAGGATTTCCAGACTATGCTGCTGTCTATCGAAGATTACGGTAGGAAACACAGCAATTTCGATAGATCCATGTACCTAATGTATCGTAACCAAAGAAACAGCATCTATCGTTCTTTTGGTTACCCTGGTAGTACCCTCTCCCTGGAGAACTACGACAATCCTGTAGTAAAATCTTTGGAAGAAGAGAAGTCTATCTTCAAGAAGTTCTATCAAGGGATCTTGAACTTCATCGGTAAGATCGCTGATAAAGTCGTCAGTTTCTTCACCAATCTCAATAAACTGGCTGGTAAGGTCTCTAGCAAAGCTGCTGCTGTGAATAAATATATCGCCAGTGGTAAAGACGTAGAGTTCAATCTCACTGACAGTCAGCGTAGTAAATACAGCAAATACTTCGTCACCGAAGATAGCACTTCTGTCAAAGAAGGTCTGCAGAGACTGCGTAACGCTATGGCAAGCTTCCATGCAAAGCCAGTCGTTGCTTCTATCGTAGAGTTCTCTAACAAGTTTATCGGTATTACTACAGATATCATTGCTGCAAAAGGTAAAAAAGATAAAGCCACAGAGATCGAGAAGCAGATCAAAGATCTGGGTGAGTTCTATCGTAGCTTCAGTAATGTTGCCCCTAAATCCATGGGTCTTACCAACGAACTCTCTACTCCACCTAAGTATGTCAGTCGTAGTTTCCGTAAAGTAGATAACAGTAAAGTCTACGAATCTGCAACCCTTCCTGGTAACCGTAAGATCGTCTTCGCCCGTAAGAGTTATGGTAGTGATGAAGGTGCGTCCGATGGTGCGATCTCTGCGATCCAAGTAAAACTCGTGAATCTAGGACGTGATCGTGACGCAGTCATTGATCCGATCGACAAGAAAGACGTGAAAGCGATCTTGGCATCTGTGGTGCAGATCGCAGATACTGTTGCGGGTAACCGAAAAGATATCTTGGATGCGATCGATCGTTATAAAACGATCGCAAGACTTGCTAACAAAGAAGCCAATAATGACATCCAAAAATCTATTGATACTTTTGGTATTCTCTCTCGTTGGTTGAATAAATCTGTCCACCGAACCTACAAACTGTTGGCCCATCTCCATGAAGAATCAGACTCTGTGGTAGGGGACATCCTCACTACCAGTAAAGACCTCTCTTATGTCGGTCTGAAAGCTGCCAATAAAGCTATCGATATCATCATCGATGCTATCGGTGGTAAGAAAGCTTTGAAAGATATCCCTGAAATCAACACGGATCAAACAGAATGAGTATCAGATTAGAAGAAGCCTTAATGGCAGTTGACCGTTTGAGTCAAGAAGATTATACAGTACCATCAGAGATCTCCACTCCTGAGATCTCTGATAATGAGATCAATGAGGGAATACACTCCATCGAGTCATTCTCCATGGAGTCTTTCTATTACAGTAATGTTGTTCTCTCTTTTGAAGAAGAGCGTAATACTTTCCAGAAGTTCATTGAGACTTCTAAGAAGTTTATCCAAGCGCTTATCGCTAAAGTCCAAGAGTTTTTCGCAAAACTCTTGACTACTACCGGAAGACTGGAGTCTAACCTCAAGAAAGCAAAAGATCTGGTCAGCAAGACCAGTGATTTCTCTGGCAAACCTACTGAGATCCAGAAGAATCGTTTTAGTAAGTATCTGGTACTTGATGGTAAAGCGGTATCTGTTAAAGAGATCAGTGCATCGGTCAGTAAGTCGATTGATAGCTTCATCGGTGGGATCCTGGATAAGGAACCCTGGAATATCATCAGCGAGAAAAAAGCCTTCGACACTGCGGAGAGCAATCCAGGTGAAACGGCAGAAGGTCTTTTTGCTAAATTCGTTGATACTTACGCTGACAGTATCGGTGTATCTCTCGCCACTGGTACCGCAATGCTTGCAATACTACCCGGTAACGTTACTGTTAGTATTAGTAAAAAAGAAGGTCTTAAGTTCAGTCGTGGTGAGAATGATAGCCGCGATATCAATGATAACCAATTAATCGCTGACAAAACGACTGCGGTAGCCGCCTGTGATACGGTAGTAGACATCATCGATGTCATCGAGATGCTGCGTAAGTTCAAAGGAGATGTGTGGAGCATCGACTACGCCGAGGATATGGCTGTAGTTGACAAACCTGATGGGTCAGACGATGAAATAAAATCGTTAACCAGAGCCTACTCTGCTCAAATTCGGTTCTGTCAAGGCTATATCAACACCTGTTCTAAGATTGCAGGATATCTGGTCCAAGTGGCAAGAGTGTTGTTAGAGATGGTCTTTATCTCTGCCAAGGGTGGTTCTGATAGTAAAGAAGCCAACGCTTCAGAGGAGTCTCTTAAAAATGAAGAGATCTCTATCAAAGAGACATCAGTGTTAGAGACGACCAATATCGATAACGATCCTTCTTTTAAAGACACTACTACGACTGCTAAGAAAGGTGATGTTCCTCATAATCCCGATAAAGATGTCAAAGACGATCTTGCGGTCAATGTAGAGCCACAAGACGGCAGCGTCTCTATCGAGAGTTACATCGAACTCTCTAAAGAAGATGGCTATATCAACACCATGTTTGATGCATTAGACCACGCAGAAGAAGCCTTCTCTGGTATCTTAGATCTCAATCAGACATTGGTTGATGTTAAGTCACATGAGTCTTTTGACCCTAACACCCAAAGACTCTATCGTAACGCACAAAGCTCTCTTTACAAGAGACTTGGTATCGATATCAAACATCTCTCCTGTGAAAGCCATGGTGATATCACCGTCTCTATGGAAGAAGAACAATCTCGTGTTAAGAAGTTCTTCCAAGCGATTTGGGATTTCATAGTCAAGATCGCTGAGAAAGTCTATCAGTTTGTGATGGGGCTTTCTCGTGTCGCTGATAAGAATGCCAAGAAAGCTGAGAAGATCTCTGTAGCTCTGAAGAAAGCAGAGTCTATCCACGATCTTTCAGAAGAGAAGCAAGCTAAATATGCGAAAGCGTTCTACTACGGTGATGACAAAGTCTCTGTCGCAAACGCTATGCAACGTATCGTCAATCAGTTTGAGTTATTAGATCCTAAAGCAGTCCTTAATGTCTCTACCAAGATGTGCGAAGAGATGAAGAAGAACTTCAAGTATGTATCGTCTGAAAGTGCGTTGGATGCTAATGTCTTCGGTCCTTACATGTCTATCGTCGGTAATCTCAATAATGCACTAGGTATCACCAAAGCAGTATCCTCTGCACCTAAGTACTTTAATAAAGGACCTGATGACACCTACTTTGAGACAGAGACATTGCCTGGTAACAAGAAGATCTGTTATGCTATCGATATCCGTGATATACAGAAGTATACCAAACAGCAGATCCCTGAGCATCAACGATTACAAGCATCTGGCACGATCAAATCTGCCATGGTCTCTGTCGGAGATATCCCTGATAATCTTAGTTATCAAGAAGTGGGTCAAGATGGTCTAGAAACTATCTGTGAACAAGCTAAACATATCTCCAAACTGATCAAAGAAGATCAAGACATGCTGAAAGACCTTAACAGAAACTACAAGAGTTTTGTTAAGGAGATCCAATCTAAAAGTGTCACAGGGATATTCACAGCAGGAACTGGTAGGGAACAAAATGGTCACCTGATCATTTTCATGGTCTCTATGCTACTGAAGCAGACCACTTCAACGATTTTGTCTGTGATCAAGGATTACAACTTCTATGCTTTGAAGATGAGTTCACTGTCCCTGTCTTTGGTACTCGATCGTATCTCTAGTGAAGCTAAAGTCGATATCCCTCAAGATACGACTTTGAAATTGGGATACGCTGCAGCGTAAGTGAAAACGTCATAAAGCCTTACTCCTTAGTAGTACCTATCATGGGTACTACTAAGGACGTATGACGTGTAATCTCTTTTAAGGATGCTATGATTCCAGAATTTCCCTTATAAGGATCTCGCTATGCCGATTATTAAGTTTCCTTTGCAAGATACCAAAGACAGTATCATGCGTCCGATCATGACCGATATCACATCTCAACTAAACATCAAGATTGGTTTCCCTGCTGATCTTCCTATCCTCTATGCTGATGAAGCAGGAGTGATCATGCAGCATCGCTCTACTTTGAAGAAAGAATACCAGAATGAACCCCATGGCGCTAAGTTCAATGCCAATGAACTTATCACCATCGAAGTCGATGAAGTCTTTGATGATGAAGTCGCTTCCACTCCTGTATGGCAGACTGAATACATGCCAGTCTTTAGAGATGATGCTTTAAACATCATCATGAAGCCTGTTTACATGCCTTGTGTGTTAAATATCAATTACAGATACAGAACCAAAGATAGGGCTCATGCGGAGATGTGGCGTAACACTATCCGTAGTAAGATGAGTGATTATGGTCATCTCACACCACACAACTTAAAATACCATTATTTAATCCCAGATGTCTTCATTGAAGTCCTTAGGAAGATCCATGAGTTTCGTGAGAACATTGATGGCTATAACGAGTCATTCATGGATTATCTCACTTCTAAAGGCTTAGTCCATGGCAGTGTAAGATTGACTACATTAAGTAACTTCAAAGGACACAATAAAAGACTTGCTATCACTGAGAACCAAACCAGAGTCTTTGGTCAGTTTGAGTTTGATGTTGTCCCTGATAGAGGGGGTCGAGAGATGGAGACCACAGCTTGGGTGACAAACTTTAGTTATCGTGTTAGATATACGAGACCTACCCAGATGGTACTCATGTATCCTTTAATGGTTCATCAACAGTTATTACCCGTTCCTTACATCCCCTCAGGGGAAGACAAGATGACAGAAGTAGGACTAGGGGATGAGAGACATTTCTCACTATCAGGACTGAATCTAGAGATGTTCTCTGCACAAGAAGAGCGGAGAAGAAGAGCTGCTATCAAAGGGATATCGATACCTGACTTTGATGAGTTTGTCCCTAAGGACACCATCAAAGGTGCAAGACGCATCTATGACGTGATGTTATCTTTGTCAAACAAAGAACCTAATGATCTTATCCACATCATCGATGACATAGAAGACATGACCTTTGGTGAGCTGATGGTAGAGTTCATGCAAGGAGAAAGTAAATACATGCATAGACGAGGAGAGTCAGTATTCCAAGTACAGCTCTATAACCAATGGTCACAGCTCCATGAGAGCTATATCAGAGTCAAAGAAGATCTGACATTAGCCTCTTTAAAAGAATTGACTTTAAGAAACTGTTATCATGTTAGACTGTCAGTCTACCATGACTGGACACAGCTATCAGCCGATGCTTTAAAAAGACTACAGAATCATCCTAAGATCGTCAAAGGACTACTTGACTTCCTAGGGATTGATATTGGTTTGTTGAATCAGATCCTCTCTGGTATGCATGAGAAATACCACCATATCGACACAGAGAATGCTTTACGTGGGATCGATGCTAAAGTCTGGCGTAATGAACAAGGGGTGTTAACTTATCCTCCGAAAGAGGATGAGTACACCATCTGGGACAAATGGCATAAAGTCCCAGATCACCTCTGGTGGGAGGTGATCCAAAGAGTCTCCAATACGAGATTTGATCAGAAATCCATATTCACCGTACAGACACAGTTTATCGATGCACACAACTTAGAAGGAGACCGCAGTGAAGTCGGCATCTATTATTACTAAACGTCAACATCTTCCTGAAAGAGAGAAATTAACTAGACCTGAAGTCTACAGTGAGCACCATAAGTCCATCGTCGTAGACTCCAGATGGGAGAACTTAAGTAATCTTATCACCAACATCGAAGGCTCTAACTGGAAAGTCAACTACTTTCAACAAGTAGTAGATGACCATACTGCTCTTGCTGGACATAATCCCAATAAAGAAGGATTGTATCAGCAGTACATCAAGATCATCAACATGATCTTGAAAGTAGACACTGCTTTAAACTGGACGCAGAATAACGAGAACAAATCAGGTTATGCGCAAGGATCTGCGTATATCTACCCACCTTTTGTTCCTAATGTCGGGGATATGTTTATCGCTGATATTGGGGATGGATTTGCAGCAATCTTTGAGATCATCGTCTCTGAACAACAGTCTTTGTTTAAGCAATCAGTCTATCGAGTAGAATATCAGTCTATCGACTATGCTGAAGGAGATCGTTTAGTAGATCTTGAAAGAAAGGTCGTAGACACCAGGTATTTTGAACTAGACTTTGTTAAACATGGTCAGAATCCTGTTATATTACCATCAGAGAAGAAGTTACTCGATACCTTAAAGCATTACTATCCGATCATAGCGGAGAACTACTTTAAGAAGTATTTCTCCGAGCGATATGCTTGTATGGTGTTACCAAGAGATGACATGATGATCTATGATCACTTCTTGACCAGAGCAGTATCAAGATGGTTTACACCAGCGGATTACTATAAGTTGGTGAAATTAAGAGTACTGCCTATTGAGAATATCAAGGCTTTTAAAGCAGAGTCTATCTTTGATCTTATCGAAGATCATGATGGTTATGCGATATCTTCTATCTTCTCTAAAGTAGGGATGGTCTCTGAACAGGCGTATGCGACGCATGGTCGGATACCACAGATCGCAAGAGTAGGACTGGATTATCTGGTTTATCCGATAGACTTGAGTTACTCAGTAGACACGAAGGATAAATATCAGGCGAAGTTATCGTTATCTCCTTCACCACTACCTGCGTTTAATGGCTATACAGAAACAGAGTACCAAGGTATCAAGTTGTTACCAAGATTAGATCTTAATAACAGCTATATCTTCAGTCCTTACTTCTACCAGAATGAGAGAACCTTACTCTCTCATCTGGAGTTAGAGACCTGTCGTTATCTTGATAGCAACAATATCATCAAAGAGATCATCGAAGCGATGATCGCAGACTGGCAGAACTGGTATCCGCATGAACAGTTCTACTATACACCGATATTGTTGATGTTGATGAACGCTTCGATAAGGGATCTATGATACCTTATCGAGAGCGTCCTTCCGTTAGGATGAACGCGAGCATACGTGACTTGTAAAATAAACGTCATATACCCTTACTCCTAGGTATACCGATTATGGTATACCTAGGATGTATGCCGTGTGGTATGTGATATATGTGATTATCATCATTAAGGAGTCTTATATACTTCGGATAGTAACCTGTTTCACAGAACACTATCCTCAGTTACGTTCACTCCTCTTGTTAAAACTCAAGGAGTTCACTTATGTCTAGTTTAGAACAAGGCTATACCGCAAGGTCGATCATCTTCAATAAACTCTATCGCGTGAAGATGCACAACATCGATGGCTATAGCAGAGAGTATATTGATCGCTATGGCCTACCAACTACGGGAAGTAGAGCCGGTGACCGTTATTTTGCAGAAGAGTTGATCGAGAAATACCTCACTATCGCACAGATGGCAGAGTTTCGTAAACAAGGAATATCATTAAGAGTCATCAACAGCGAAGATCTCGTTGAGATGTACAAAGTCATCCATCGTCACATCAAGGATTTCAATGACAAACTCGCTACCTCTATCTCGTATAACAAAGTCCCGATGGAGGATCTACAAACACTGTCTGACTTTGCCTCAGAGATCTATCCACTAGTAGCCAATGTCTTAAATAAAGAGATTGATAAAGAAGACGTCAGTCATGACTACGGTATGCCTTTATTTGACCTTGACAATATCTTCCGTAAAGTCCCCAAAGATCAAGAGATCCAACAACAAAAAGAACTCGATCAGAAGTACTATCAGAAAGACTACACAGTCGATATCCCAAAACCACCACACGAAGAAGACATGCTGTCATTACAAGATCGCATGAACTATCGTCGTCAGCACATCTTTAGTAAATAAGGAATATAACATGTCATTTCCTTTTGCAGGATCTCCGATGGGTTCTGAGATCGCAAGGATACTTGCTAATGATGTTACCTTACCGATACGCGTTGTATCGGGTACGGTACATCTCTTGGATTCTAATATCAATGTCAAAGCTGTCAGGATCATGAACTTAGATATCATCCGTGATTACGAGAATAATTACATGGATGAGTTAACGGTGTCTTGTGTATTTCCGATTGGGACATATATGGACATCATCTATCCACATAAAGAGAATCTGGAGTTTACGTTAGAAGCTACCCCCGCTACTTTAACTCAAGATGGAGAGAAAAAGAAGAATCCCGTACAGAGAAGATATATCGCCAAGATCATAGAAGGTGATAACCCTCGTATCTCACCAGACTCGCAGGGGACTGCAGAGACTGATGAGATGGACTTAGTTAGGATGATCACCGTGAATTTCCAGTTATCTGAGAAAGCGATATTCTTATTAAGAATGAGTCAGTCAGGATGTATTGCCAGAAAGACTACCGTGAAGAAGTTCATGCAGACCTGGCTCACGCATGAACTGTCTAAAATAGATGTTGCAGGAGATGAGAAGATCATTGGTATTGATCTAATAGAACCTGATAACACCGAAGAGATAGAGCAGATCGTTATCCCTCAAGGGACAAGCAATCTCTCTATCCCAGACTACCTGCAAAATAGGCTCCATGGGGTATACAAACATGGGATATCTTCTTACATCCAGAACAAAGTCTGGTATATCTACCCCAGACATGATCTAGAACGTGATCCTATCGGTAGTCGCTATATCACGATCTTTGTCATACCTCCTGATTCACTACCATCCGTAGACAGAAGTTATCGTAAAGACGGAGAACATTACAAGATCCTCTGTACAGGCAGGATCACGTTAGAAAACCATGTCAACCCTACCCAACTTAATGTAGGCTCAGGGGTGAGATATTCTCACGCCCATGTGCCTTTGCAGGAAGTCTATCCGCAGAGATCTGGTAACAAAGCCATGTTCTCCAAGGATGTTCTAAATAAGAAAGAAGAGTTAGAATTACCAGGTAAAGAGAAACCTTCTCCTTATGCACCGAATCATTTTACCATCAATCCTTATAAAGAACTCTCTGATATGTCGGCTACGAAGTTGGGTGTGGTCAACTGTCTCTGGGAGAACAGTTTACCGATCATCATCGAGCCTGGTACTCTGGCTAAGATCCATTACTTAGATCAGTCTGGTCAGACGTTGTCACTAGAAGGTGTTGTGGTGAAAGCCCATCATTCTACTTATCTCCCACAGAAAGGTCTCATCCAAGAGACCTTTGTGACCAATACAGGTTTATCATTACTCGTCAAGAACGATGTCCAGTCTCCTGAAGCCTACACCAAGAAGCTAAAAGGAGGAGCAAAGGGGTGGATGAGTGGGAGTGGGTCAAATAGCTCGCCTGCGATGAGTCTGGCGAGTCTGTTCGGTGGTAAATATTAACATCAATTAAACATCATCTATGAACACTATAAAAAGAGGTGACACCTATGTTTACAGAGCATGAATGGAGGGTGCTGAAATACATTTCAGGATTCCTCCTGGTACTCTTTGTTTTTATCTTAGCTTTGATCATGTACCTGTATCGCCATGATATCCAGGCAGGACATGGTCCAAGGAATATCAATCATTCTACTCAGACCACTCAGTCTACGCAATATCCGCAGTATCCAAGAACTACTCAGTCTTATCCACAGACTTATCCATCAGGACAGGCATCAGGACAGACTACTCAGGATGTACAGCCTGAGCCTGTAGGACCTGAGTACGTAGATCCTGTAGATACTAATACTGCTGATGGAGATATCTATAACAAAGATGATACCGAAAGGAAGTTTTAACTATGGTCTTTAATAAAGACAACTATGATTTTCTCGTGTTTGTTGATGTCGATCGTAATCTCTGTATCACGATCGTTGATCACACTACACGCATGATCATCGATCAGACCCTACTGATCCCTCGGATGATCAATGAGATCACCAAAACCAATGAATGGGACATCATGTGTACCCATGAGAAAGCAGAAGCGATCTTTAAAGAATATCCTACTTTGATCACAGAGATCTTTGCCAACATTACTGGTAAGATGAGTACTGCGATCTATGGGAGAGATGAGAGCATCTGTGTACCTATTCCTTTAGATTCTAAGAAGGAGAATCCATGAAGAACTATCACGACATGGTCAGTGATATCTTAGCTAACGGCCACCTGACCAGCAACCGCACTGATACGAAGACATTATCCGTCTTCGGTCGTCAGTATGTCTACTCCATGAAAGACGGTTTTCCGATACTAACAACCCGGTATCAGGATTTTAGAAAGATTGCTATTGAACTATTCTGGTATTTCACAGGCTCTAGTGAATGTACTTACTTAGACCAACATGACGTGAAGATCTGGAAAGCTTGGACTGATCCTCACACGAACTCAGTCGGACCACTCTATCCTGTACAGCTTAGAAACTATAAATCTTTCAGAACCACACCACATCCGAAGCACATGGTCAAATCTGAAGAGAAAGTTACATTGGCTGGGTCTATCTGGTATAAAGCACACATCGATCAGTTAGCGCTTGTAATAGATGGAATCAAAAATGATCCTTTCTCAAGACGCCATGTGATCTCTTATTGGAATCCTACTTATCTTCCTGATACTAATTATAGTCCTATTGAGAATGTCGAACAAGGGAATATGGCATTAGCACCTTGTCCAACATTGATGCAGTTCTCTGTGAGGGAGTTATCCACCTTAGAAGCATTATCGATGCCTGAGAACAGAGCTACCTTATCAGCACTCTGTCATGATCTCTCTAAAGAAGGACTCATCATCCATGAAGACCCTGATTGCTGTGAGACAGAAGAGAAAGAGGAATGCATCCGTATCGTAACAGAATACGTTAGGAGTAATCCTACCAAAGATTACTCTAACTATCCTTTAAATAAGACAGGTCTTTCTTTGATGCTGTATCAGAGATCTTTAGATGTAGGCGCTGCTGGTGGTTGGAATGTCTCTATGTATAGTTTACTGCTACAGATGGTAGCTAAGCTTACAGGACATATCCCCTTTGAGTTTATCCATTCCATCGGTGATATGCATATCTACGAAGATCAGATATCAGCACTCACTAAACAGATCTCTCGCGATCCTTATCCTTTACCGAAGTTAGTGATACATGGGGAACATGAGAGTATTGACGATTTTGATCTCGATGATATCGAACTGACAGGATATCAGTATCACGATAAACTCGTGATCCCTGTCAGTACGTAAATAAAAGTGATAGAGATATTTATTATCCCTGTAGAGTGCACTTTTCGGAGTGTATCTCTACAGGGGATCTATGACGTATATTGAGTATATTGCTATTCCTTTGTATACGCTGTTTTAAGACATTATCTATGGTAAGTAATACTTGTTATAGGGATAATGTCTTATAGAGCCTTACACGCTCATTCAGAGCGCTCTGAAGGGATATCTATTCGAATAGATATCCCTGATGAAGAGGCTCCTAGAGGGCATATACGACATAGATCAAATTGAACTTTATTGATTTAAGGAGATTTAACATGTCAGAACACTACAATCGTGATACTGGAGAAGTCACTTGGGATAGAGAAGATGACTTTGTTGAGGACTATCCTGGCAAAGCAGAAGACCAAGTACGTTTCCGTGATGAGCTATCTTACACGGATTTAGATAGCGCTGATCTTTACTGACAATGAGAGGTATCCATGAATACTGACTACGAACGTTACCATCGAGATCCTTTTGCCCATGATGTACAGTTAGTTGATCATGTCAGCTACTGTATGTCCTACCCACTGGAACAGTATTGGTATTCATGGAGAGCCAAACATATCCCTGCGACCAACAGCTATCTGAAGAAACCTCATGTGACTTTGATGTATAGCTACGATGAGATAGCAGGGTTTCCAGAGGTAGACTACGAAGATGAGGTGTATGTACAGTTAGCCAGTATTGATCACTTAGTCATCCATCCTGAGTCTTTCCTGGGATATAAAGTACATACTGACCCTTATGGGATCAAGTATCTGGTACTACTGATAGATCCAACACTCGTGATGGATCAACATGAATACTTGAAAAGCTGTGGTGGTGTATGGTCAGCACAGTTAGGGGAATATATCCCTTTTATCATCATCGAAGCACATACTGAGTATACCGATATCCTGGCTGGTCAACTACCAGTTCCAGGATATACGGTTATCTTTGACCAAATAAGATACTGTCATTTTGGTGAAAAGCATATGAGGCTTGATCCTTAAGCTTCTTTTTAATTAAACTGAAGAAGGAATATTTCAATATGGCAGATCCTATTCTGTATCAATTTGTAGGTTCCAGTAATGTCGCTAAAGCGGTACAACTGGTCAAAGCTAACCAAGCAGATGCTAAGAAACTCTTGCCGGATGGCCAAGATGTAGAGTTCTTGGACTCTGACAAAGTCATTGTACCGATCGATGGTCGTTACCTGATCACAGATGTTGGTTCATACCTCGTCCAAGTCGGTCCGAACCACAACAACCGTGTCATGAGTAAGATCGAGATGGCTACTGAAGCTTATCTCGTCCCGAAAGAGAAACCTGTGCTTGCTCCCAAAGTACCGCCGGTAGCTCCTGGTAGTCAATCAGGTCTTCCGCCGAGTCAGCCTGCTGCTTCAGAGGGTGGCGCTAGCTCTAGCGGTGGTGGTAAAGGACCTAAACAAGGTGGTGCTCCTGCACAGGGTACCCCGCCTTCTGGTAGCCCACCGGCTGGCAATCCTGGTGGCTAAGTTTATATATCTGTATAGATATAGACGGCATAAAGCACTTATTCCTAGCTACGCCTTTAACGGGTGTAGCTAGGATATATGTCGCGTAGCAGCGAAGAAATGACGCTTACTTTGTTTTATAGGAGTGGTTTATGTGCAAACCTTAATGTTAATCGACTATAGTGAGCTGATCTCTGTACTAGATCCAGAGAGTTTACATGATGCGATGGATGTCTTATGTACGGATGAGTTTAGATCTGTCTCTAAGCTAGTTTTATATCGAGAAAGACCAAGTATCCAGATGTTATCGGAGATGATCATGGATCAGTTTGTTGATCTATGGCAGTTGAACTTAAGTGATATCCCAAGTGATGTTCCTTATTCTTTTCCGATGAAGGTACAGTGGTTTGTGATAGCTCTGATGAATAAATATATCTTCTTCTTACATGAGTTTCTAATCTCTCATCCTCCGATAGAGATGGTCTGTATCGAGGATATCGTCTGTATGGATCAAAGACAACTCTTGATCAGCTATGCTTGTGTCCATCACCAAGGAAGGTAGCATGATCATCCATGTCGCTTACTACGAGATATTGTATTTCATCAACAAGCTTTATCTAGATACCTGGGAACCCACGATCACGACAGATGTGATTGAGTTATTCACAAGAGAGTCATTAGTCAGAGATTTATTTAGTTTTTATATCAATGTTGACACCAAACCCTGGGATATCGAAAGACAGATGATCGAGAACATGGGGATCTCTGTAGATCTTGATGTCAGTGATAGTGATATTGATGTCGCTTGTGCTCTTGCGATATCAAGTATCGCAGACTATCTTTATCAATATCTAGATGGGATGGGTTTGTGTGGTAAATTAGAGTATCACAGTGGATATTTTCATCCGCGATATCCATTTAACAGTTCTGTCTATCTACAGTTCATCCCTTACTCGTCACTTGGGATGAACGAGGAGTTCTTCGGTGAGCTCTGTAAAGGTGGGGTAGCTGGTAACTATCCCAGTGATTTTTAAATGTAGGAGTCTATGCATGTTTAGTTTATTTAATAAGAAAAGCCATGAGATCCAAGAGGTGAAACGTGGTGAGATCATCAACGTTTATGGCGACTCTATCTACGAGAGTCGTGGTATAGTAAAAGTTAATGCTTTTAGTCCAAAGGAAAGGTTTGCTGAGATGAGAGGTATCTTGGATGATGAGATTCTTAAGAGATACTTCCACAATGAGTATTTGTTAACAGCGATACAGTTGTTAGATGGACTAAGATCCTTGTACACGTATCAGAATTACTTAAAAGTCGATATCACAGGGCTAAGACTCCTTGATATCGACAGTATCGAAGATCAAGCTGTAGTAACGCTGGTTAAGCGCATCGTTAATAACTTACAACGCTTCTTGAAGATCTTCTCTTTAAACGAAGATGATCTTACCTACCATCAGTTAAGAAGACTCTTCTGGGGATACGGCTATGACTTCATGAGCTATGGTGGAGATCACCACTACGTACTCGTGATCCCTTACAGGATCAACGAAGATGAAGGACTGTATCAGATATCAAGATTGATATTAGAGAACCAAGACTATCTTCTTGATGAGGATCATCGTCAACAACAGGTATTAAGCAGCTATTTACAGTAGAGTGTGAACATGAGTGTATTAGTAGACAGAGAGATCAAAGAACTTGCCTTACAAGGGATGATCAGTCCTTTTTGTGATGAGAAGATCTCCAGTAAAGTCATCAATGATACTTTTTATCGAGTACCTTCTTTTGGACTGAGTCATGCAGGATACGACGTGGTATTACAACCTAAATGGAAATACTACAGCAATACCGCAAGTACTAAACATAGTAGACTTGCGAGAGAAGAGATAATGTTCGATGGTGTAGGTAATCTAAGACCGCATCGCTATCCTGATCCAGTATCTATCTTGGATAACACTGAGGAGTACTTCGAGGAAAGAGAGAGTGAAACATTCATTCTAAAATCAGGATGCTTTGTTCTAGGAGTCACTGAAGAGACGTTTGATTTACCCGGTGATATTGTCGGGAGTCTGTATTGTAAATCTACTTTGGCTAGGATGGGACTGATACTCCCACCAACGATAGCTGAACCTGGTTGGAAAGGAGAACTCGTCGTGGAGATCTTTAATGGATCTCCTCGAAATATCATCCTCTATGCAGGTGTAGGTATCGGACAGATGATCTTTTGGCGTACGAGTGGTAGTGATACGCTCTATGATGGTAAATATCAAAATCAGATAGGAGTACAATGTGCAGTACAATGAACCTATAGATGAAGCTGTAAAAGAAGCTTTATTTAAAGCCCATGTAGAGGAATTAAAGAAGACTTTTGACACACCTCAATCTAAAGAAGATCTCAAAAACATGATTGATGAATGGGTAGAGGCTAATCGAAATGCAATCTTCAGTCCTACTAACAAAGTCACTGTGACTGAAGGAGAGGAACCTTACTCTTTTGTGATCACTGTCGAGAGAACACCCCTTGAAAGGATAATTGTTGATCCTAAATGGGCTAGATGGGTGAAGAAGTACTACAGAGTCAATGATCTCATCAGACAGCATAAAAGGAAAAGAAGATGAGGTATACAGAAGAAGATGTCGTAAATGCCTTTAATGACTTCATGACGAAGATGGCTGCAGGCAACAACATGTATTTTATTACCATCGTCACTAACGAAATACACAGGGGCAACTACGTCATCCGTATCAGTAATGGTTGTTTAATCGATGTTGATCAAGGTCTAAAACGTGTCAATATCCACGCACCCAATATCGGAGATCTTGTTATCGATAGCAATAGTTTCATCCTAGATGACATAAGAGAGACCATCTCAGACGACTTATCGTCTTTAATGAGGAGGACTTGTGTCATGTATGCTAAAAGCATTATCTACATGACTGGCGATATTGATCCCAAAGAAAGATCTAATCGCCTTAAAGAATTTAAGGCGTATACCCAAGAACTCAGTAAAGGAAAATGAACGCTATTAATGTTAAAAAGCATCCTAGGAGAAGGATTAGCGATCTTCATGTAGATGACACACCGATACTCTTTAAAGATCCTATCATCATCAATCCCAGTGATGAGCATGAAAGAACTAACTTCATTGAGGATCTTAAAGGTTTTGTTCAGGAGCTCAGAGGTAAGAAATGAAAGAATCAACTGATGTATTCACCATAACCAGACTTGATCGGTCTGAAGGTGTCTATAAGCACAATGAAGGTTTTATCTTCTCTATGGGTAAAATAGATTTCGTTAAAGACTTCGTCAGACCTCAACGTTTCCTTAAACCTGAATACCTTTACCAAGCATCGAGAGAAAGCTGTTATGAATACCTTAAAAAGCAAGATCGAGACACATGTGCGTAAGCGCATCATGTGTGTCTCTAAAGGAATAGAACTCCCGAAGAATAAGAAAAAGAACTATATTCGTAAGTGGCTCAATGAAAACATCAGAAGAGCTTACAAGAAGTACTATTGGTGTTACAAACAAGAACACCATCGTGCTCCTAACAAAACAACTTTCTTCAATCAACTAAACATCTACACAGGACCTGAGACTTATCTATGGCAAAGAATAAAATCATCTTAACATCCCTTGAAGACTTGAAAACATGGCAAGAAGCACAGAAGCTCCTCCAAGAAGAGGAGCATACTGGCGATGATCTGACTGAAAAATAGCATAAACGGCATAAACGGCATAAACCCCTACCCAGGATACTAAGTCCTGGGTAGGGGATATGACAGGTATTTAAGAGATGCTATTTTCCAAAATCTATTAAGGAGGCATCCTAAACACTATAAACACGCCATCACTTCATGCCAGTGGTATGATGGCGTTCATATTAATAGTAGTAAGAACTTATCATGACTTCGGTCTAAGATAAACTGCTGCATCAATGAGGTGTTGTGGGATGACCCCTACAACACCTCTATATATCTTTTATTTTCATGTCACAAAAGGATGAAATATGTGCACTGTAGGCAATATCGACCCTAACTTTATTCCCGCTGACTATACCCAATTTAAACCACCAAGATCTTTACGATGTCCAAATACCCAGATCATGCTTCGTGAAATCAACCAGATCTATCGCATGGTTGATACTTGGCGTAAGATGGCTTATCCTGACCAGTATAAAGAAAAAGACTGGTCACTGGAAGAGATCTTGGAAAGACAGTATCATTGCTTAAAAGAAGAGATCTTAGAGCTCACTGAAGCCAGTAGGCAGAATGTTACTGTCGATATCGTTGATGGCATCTGCGATGTCGTATGGGTAGCTATGATGATGGTCTCTATAGGCAACACCGTGTACAAAGATACTGATAAAGTCGTCACTCTACCTTTGGTATACACCGTAAATGATGGTAAGCTTTCTGATTTACTGACTGCATCTTTATCCTTCTTCATCCAGTATGACAACACATTAAGTAGTAGTCAATACGGGAAAAACTTCTCTGAAGGGGACTATAGTAGACTCTTAAGCGATATCATCAGCTATGGATATACCTATCTCTACCAGTATGGTGACGGACTAAGGCTTTTCAATGAAGTCATCGTCTCTAACTACTCTAAAGCTGTCGCTGGTAAATTGGTCTTGGATGACACTAATAAAGTCACCAAGAAACCTGCTATCGATGCTGGTAGTTATGTCAAACCTGATTTTACAGTCTATCTGAAATGAATGCAAGACAGCATAAAAAGAAGGTATACACCAGTATCTATGGAAGATACTGGTGGAGATGGTTGAAAATAACCTTTGTTGGTGAAGTCCAACATAGTAAAGAAGCAGTAGATGAGATGAATAAAATGGTCATCGACGAAATCAATAACCCGGAATAATGGTTCGTAGTAGTCGTATAGACAGCATATATCCTCACTAGGACTTTAGGTAGTCCTAGTGAGGTGTTATGACTTTATCGTTTTTCAAGAGGATTCGAATATGTATCAGCAATCGATCTATAACACAGTCACTAAGTCCAAGGAATTAGTCTCTACAGATCATGATTTCTTCATCCACCTCTATGTCTGTGGGATGACCGTATATGATTATCCCCATATCGGACATGCCAGATCAGTAGTCATCTTTGATACACTCAATCGGCATCTGTCTTCCATAGGACAAAATGTCATCTATGTCAGAAATATCACTGATGTCGATGACAAGATCATCAAAAAGATGCACGATGAGAATATCGATCTATTTACCTTGACAGAGAAAGTCCATAAAGCCTCCAATAAAGCCTTTAAAAACTAGGATGTTCAGAACCTGATGATGAACCAAAAGTCACAGATCATATCCAGGATATTATCAAGATGATCCGGAAACTGATAGATAAAGGTTTTGCCTATGAAGAAGCAGGTTCTGTGTACTTCTCGGTAAAGAAATATCAGGAATATGTCCATAAAGAAGATCCTGAACACTATTATGGTTATATCTCTGGTAATGATATCGATCAACTGACTACAGATGAAAATGAGGACAAGAAAGATCCAAGAGATTTTGTCTTATGGAAAAAAGCCAAGAAAGATGAACCTTCCTGGTATGCTCCCTGGTCACAGGGAAGACCAGGATGGCATATCGAGTGTTCTGCTTTATCGCATCGTTATTGCCGAAGTGGGATCGACATCCATGGTGGTGGAGTCGATCTTAAGTTTCCTCATCATGAGTGTGAAGCAGCACAGAGTTTTGCGCATCATCATGGTAGAGTGAGTATCTGGATGCATCATGGTCATGTCATGCTCGATCAGAAGAAGATGAGTAAGTCTGATGGCAATTTTATCTATCTAAATGATCTCTTGGATCAAGGATATCCTGGTATCGATATCCGGTATTATCTCTTAAGGACACACTATCGTAAACCTTTCTATTTCAGCTATGAAGGTTTGAATGAAAGTAGAGGTTATATTAGCAGAATCTGTTTGGCATTACGGAAAACCAAAGATATCCAAGAGGACTATAAAGTCACCGATTACATGGATATTTTCCATAAGGCACTTTGTGATGACCTAAATACGCCTGAAGCATTAACTGTCATCGACAAAGTCATCAAAGAGATCAATAAAGGATATCTTTGGTATCAAGAGATGCTATCAAAGATGCTCGATATCCTGGGGCTGAAACTACCCAACGATGTCGAGGAATATCTCCAAAATAACGATAGATCGGATATCGCTCGCGATGAAGTGGGTGAACAGATATCAGTATGGCAGAAATGTCTAGAAAGAAAAGACTATCAGAATGCTGACAACATCAGGAGCCATCTTGAAGATAAAGGTATCGTGATACTACAAGAAAATCCAACAAAGGTATTCTGGTATTATCGATAACACTATGTGGACGGCATATACCCCTACCCAGGATGCTAGGTCCTGGGTAGGGTGTATGACGCTTATTATTTTTTACGTATCCCTTAGAGAGACTACGTCTTTCTTAATCAAGATCATTAAAGCCATCAGCATACATGACCACAGACTGTTTCTTGATGTCCTCAAAATAGTCAACGATGAACCTTTCTAGCATCGTGACTTTACTTTTAAGTGCATTGTTCTCAGTGATGAGGTCTTGGATGACTTTCTTTTGGTTGACAGGTGTTGCTTTCTTAGCTATTCTTGCTGCTTCTACTCTTTCATGTGTCTTCTGAGAGATGATCTCTTGGTTAGAGAGGGTGAGCACACGGGATCTTGGCATGACCCCTAGTTCACTTAAGACGACTTGTTTAAGCTTACCGGTGAGATCTGAGAGATCAAAGTTTACAGGTAGTGCACCTAGATCCAGAGCGATACCTACTACAGAGTAGATGATCCCTGATCCATTGGGGTAGGATAAGAGATAAGAAGAAGGGATGTGGTATAGTTCCCCTGAAGAGGATTTCAGAGTAACTACTGATCTGTTGGCTAGCTGATCTTCAGCGTATTCGTCTTCGGTGAGTTGTAGAGATTCATAGAAGGCTTTATAAACATCGATGCCTGATGCTTCTAGCTCCTCTATCTTTCTAATGGCTACTGTGGTATAGTAGGTCTCAGAGGAGAGATAAGTAGATAGTTTGCCTTTAAGCTTGAAGATACCTGAGGAGTAGATCTGAGGGAGGAGTTCTGTAGACATGGATACTCCTCTTAGTTGAAGTTATTCACGTTGTTCATGGAGATATTCACGATGTTCATGACTTCTCCTTTTAGTCGAAGTTAGCTTTGGCAGCTACCAGGAAATTGATGTTGTTGAAAGACCTGGAGAGATAGAGCTTGCCGTCTCTGACGATACGGTAAGCGTTCGCTGGAGTTGTTGAATACATGGTAAATGACTCAGCTGCGATGATAAGCTCCATCAAGGCTTCAGCAAAAGCACGGGTAGTTGCTCTCATGCGGTTGAAGTCTTGTGATAGAGAATGCTCTGCGATCAGATCCGGATAAAGATCAGTTAAGTAGTGGTAGTTATCTCTGTTGTCAGGATGAGAGATCACTAATGACTGAAGTGATCTGTAAGGATGCGCTAATACTGAGGCATAAGTCTCGATATGACTATCCGTATAACCATAAGTACGCTGTGCAAACTGCTTGATAGTAGGTACTATCTCTGCATATTTCGCTAAAGGAGTATAGATCCCAGAGACGGTTTGTCTGTTAGGGATCGCAAATTGATCAAATCTCGGGATGATGATAAACTCAGATCTACGAAAGATATCTGGGAAGATCTGTTTCCAGTCATCTTGGTCATGGATAGAGTTAGTTAAGATGTGTCTGATGATCGCATCCCGGATCGCATCAGGGTTGTTACCACGCTCACCATAGATGAACACATCCCATCTGGTATCTAGAGTGAAAGTAGGATCTAGGCGATCATGCCACTTAAACATCAAGGTCAGTTTGATCGTATCTGGTTTATAATCACGGACAATGAGGCCTCTTTCTGACATGGAGATCGGATCATTTTCATCAGCGACAAACTTAGTCACTTCTTGTCGAGATTTGAAGAAATCATCGACATTTTTGATCGGGGTTACGACAGAGATCTCGTACTCATCATAAGTCGCACGAAATGCTTTGTCAGAAAACCAGATACGGATAGTCGTATCTTGGTTGTTGATCTTCCATTCGATCCAGCCAGGACAAGCGTAGTTATCACTCTTGATGACTTGCCCACAGGTGAAACTGTTTGCAACGGATGCATAGGTTTTGATCAAATACTGTTCTACTTGGTCTGCCCAGGAGGCTCGACCCAATAATACTTTCTTGTAGATATCGGTGACGATGGTGAAGATGTTGTCTAGGATAGTATCAGAGAGTTCGATATAGTTACCGTCTTCGACAGAAGTAAACGTATATAGAGTGATATCTTCATCATCTTTTTTGGCATAGATCCCACGATCTTTGGCATAGGTGATGGCGTAAGCTGAGATCTCCCCGATGGGGTAGACATCATTTTTACTGTTGGCTCTGAGGGCACTATGAGTAGCAAAGGCTTTGATAGAGATAGTCATGTGACAGAAGTCCTATAAGAGAAGTAATTATACATATATCCCTAGGGGTCTAGGGACAAGCTATAAAATTCGATAATGCGAGGTACAGATACATGTGGTCATTGATAAGATACATTTTTAGTTTTATTTGGGAGGGGTTCCACAACCCAGAGAAAAGGAAGAAACCTTGGTTTTTATACTCCGTTGGGGGGTTGATGTTATTCTTGGTGGGACTCTGTTATGTACTCGGTAACAACTTAAGATCAAGGTCCGTCCTTAATCATAAATGGGAAGCAGCTTACGCGAGTCTAAAGTACAACTACAATCTCACCATGGAGAACAATAACCGTCTGATCAAGATCAACAGACATCTAACAGAGATCAACTCCAAGCTCTTAGAAAGTGGTATGGATATGTTCATGCGTATCGCTGATGCCAATCTCTCCGATGAAGAGAAAGATGCGATGAAAGGAGAGCTTGAGTTCATGAAAGAGATGCAGAAATCATTGATCCAACAGGTAGCAGATGCCACGTTGCAAGATAAAAAGACTGATGATAATGTCAAGAAAGAAGACCAACAAGTGAAGAAGATCTTAACTGATCCTGCACGTGATCCTAATCTCCCGGCTGTGTTACCTCCACCTCCTCCAGCACCAAAGAGTATCGATGATGAAAAAGATAAACCATAAGGGATACTTTATAGCGTTTTTGTGAATATAAGGATGGAAATATGCTTAAAGGTATCGTCCTCTACTGTGACGGTGGTAACCATGGTAAAAACCCTGGGATGATCGGCTATGGTATCCATGGGTATACCTACCAGACATATCAGGATATCGTAAACTACAATGATGAATACAAATACACCCAGATAGGTTACGTAAAACTGGGTGAAAAAGAGACTGATGAAGACATCCATGACGTGTCTTCTATAAAGAAGACCGATGATAAATACCAAAATGTCATTAATGGCTCTATGAAAGTCCGGGTAGAACCTATCAAGATCTTCAACAAGTATAGCAAAGTCGGTATCCATGATAGCAACATCGGTGCTGAGCTAAGAGCCTTCAGAGATAGCTTGGATATCATCAAGAAAGAGACGACTGATGATGACATAGCAGTAGCTCATGTGTACTCTGATTGTAAAAATGTCGTCAGTGGTTTTAATGACTATCTCCCTCAATGGAGCACCAATGGTTTTCGTAAGAAAGATGGTAACAAGGTCCAATATGAAGATATCTGGCAAGACATCCATGATCAACTAAGCTATATCAAAAGCAAAGATACTGAAGTCAAACTCCACTGGATCAAAGGTCATGATGGTCATCCTGGTAATGAACAGGCCGATTACTTGGCAACCATTGCGGCATCGATTGGAAGAAAGATAGGACTTGGTGTCATCGAAGATGATAGTATCCAGGACTATGATTTAAGCCAAGTGGATAATAAAGCTTCCATTCATCCTTTCTTGATGACAGAGAGATTCTATTTCAACCCTTCTCGGATAGAACATCATCTAGAGAAGATCAAAAATGGTAAGCCTGTCCAGTACTATCTCGGTGAACTAGGAAGCAAAGTCGAAGATACCTTTGTCGGTAAAGAGATCAGTGATGCAGCTCTTGCTGTATGTTCATTACAACAAAGTGATGTGGTGCTAGATCGGATCATGCTAGAACAAGCTCGTTATCTCGAAGATAACGATGCCAATACTGACTGTATCGTTGCAGGTATGCTGGATCATATCGCAAAATCCAAAGTCTATCCTGATCTTCTTGCGAATAAAGATGTTTTATTGAAGTCCCCCGGATATACGAGAGCAGAGATCAAATCTCTTTATGGGGATCAGATCACTTTGATCTTGGATCCTCCTTTCTTAGCGATGCGTACTTTATCCTCTTTCACCTTACTGGAAGAGATGGCAAATTACTATCTGCAGGATAAATTCCCTGGAGAGATTGTGGATATCACAGAGCTCCTCTATGAAGAAAGCAATAAAGGTAAAGTGCAGTTCAAGAAAGCTATCGGTACTGATGTCAAGTCTATCAAAGTCAAGATCAACATAGGAGAGATAGAGAAAACCGTCACATTGACCTTTGGTATAGATCTCTTAGAAAGAAACGTCTACAAGAAGCTTGAGAAAGATATCGACAAAGTGGTACTACTCAACTGGTCAGAAGAGGATAGTTTGTTCATGAACTATGCGGTGATGACTATTTTAAAGAACCATGACTGGTGTATCTATCAAGCCACGTATTCCTCCACTTACTATAAGAAAAGGTAAATCTCATTATGCGTAGTTTTAAATATTGGTTACTGCAATTCCTGGTGAAAAGAAGACCAGAGAGATTGAAAAGAGCAACAGCACTCTCCTCGATCTATCGTGTATTGAAAGACACGATAGATGATGAGGATCTAAGACGGATCAATCTTGCGTTGAAGCTTACAGTAGATCCGAATAAGATCAAATCTCTCAGATATCCGATGGCGATGCGTCAGGAGATCTGGGGAGAGAGTGGTATCGCGATCATCAAGACTCTGATGACAGGAGTGGATCGCAGTAAAGTAGAGAGGGTCTGGAACATCATGCCACCTTGGCTGAGATACAGTTACATGCAGTTTGAGAAAGATGTCGTGATCTTGTTTCGTGTGTTAGAAGAGCATGATGAACAAGCTCAAGCATAGTTAGATTATAGATAACACTGATTACACGTCATAACACCTAGATACACCTATGGTAGGTGTATCTAGGATATATGCCGTTTTATTTTTTTCTTCAAGATACTTCACGTATCCACCAGAGAGAGACTACGTCTTTTTGTGTCTATCGTAGTGCTTTGATCACTGTAGTCAGCATCTCTTCAAATAAAGACTTGAAGATGCTATACTGATATCTGGTCAATGCATAAAACTCAATCTCTTCAGCAAGCTCTAGTGTAGACTCTACGAAGTAATCAGGTACAGTTTTACCATTGATAACGACATCTTTACTAGAGATATGCTTCTTGAAAGCATTGAGTTGCTCTGCTAGATCTTTCGTAGTAGAGACGACTTTCTTGTTATCGATAGCATTGATCTTATCTGCAACTTCTGCCATGACTTTTGCACATTCTAGTACATCAGCATTACGCTTGATGACATTACCATAGCTTGTCTTGACAGCATTAGTACGTCCTGTGAACAACGCGGCCATCTCTTCTTTTAAGGATTGTCTTTCTTGTTTGAGTTGTCTTACTCGTTTCAGATCAGAAGAGAAGTCTTGGTTGAGTCCTGTAGGAGAGGATAACGCTATCCCTAAGTTCTTCTGGAAAGTCTCCATATTGAACAAGAGTTCTTTATGGACATCAGAGAACTTATTCAAAAGACTGATGTAAGCAAGATAAGTCCCTGTGTAGTACTGTGGGATCGGGATGATAGCGTCCATGATATCAGTATACTGAGACTTAGAGACTTCTCTGACATCGACTTGTCTTACATGACTAAGATAAGACAATGGTTTGTCATCAAAACCTAGTTTCTTAGCAAAGTTATTAAAGCTATCAATGATAGACGGGATGATACGTTTGATCGCATCGAGAAATCCTTCTTCTGAGTAAGTAAAAGACTCTACAGAAGGTGTTAAGCGATAGGTCAGCATATATTGCAAAGACCCATGATCCAAGGTATCGATATAGCGCATAAGACGATAAACTCCAGTAAAGATAGATAAAGATGATATATGTGTCGCGTACGACTCATAGAGTTTTTAATCGAAAGGATTATGTAATGAGCTTTTTCAAATAAGAGGTACAGAACAACATGAACATGGTGCGTATGAATACAAAACTAGCATCTCCAGTGAAACCCTTGATCAATGTGGGGTGTCTTTTTGACATCCCCACAGGGACCTTTATTACGGGTATTCATGGGGAGTCTATTTTAAATGGTGGGATGAGTCGCTTTGATGCGATCATCGGTAGTGGTAACTTAGGTAAATCTACATTAGCGCACTACAGAAACATCGTAGGCTGTTATCGCATGGGAGATAATGCTTCTATCTCGGTCTACGATACAGAGGTCAATATACAAGAGTCTAGACTACAGCAGTTTATCAATGAAGCCACTCATGGTGAAGGGGCTAACTGGATCGAAGAAGGCAAATGGTCCGTCTCTGATAAAGACTCTGTCCCAGGTGAGGTGTGGTTTGATGAGTTTAAAGCGTTCATGGAGAGCAAGATCGAAAGTAAAGATATCTTGGTTGAAACACCTTTTAGAGATAGAGTCAATGATAAAGGGGTGGTGAATCCATTAAAAGTACCTATGCCTACGTTTGTGTTATTGGACTCAATCACGAACTTCCAGACCAAAGATACTACTAAGATGCGTGATGATGTCACGATAGGGGACAGTAAAGCAAACATGCTCTACATGACCCAGAATAGAAACAACACTCGTGTCATCAATGAGACTCACTCTTACTGTGGTGCATCGTCTACTTACGTGACGATGACAGCGCATGTGGTCGAGAAGATCCAGATCGACCCTTATGCGCCTCAGGTGAAAGTACTACCAGCTCTTAAGAACAACTTAAAGATCAAAGCACCACCAGACTTCACGTTCTTGACGATGAACTGTTGGTGGCTCGCAGGATCATCTCCTTTGATCAGTAAAGACCGTACCTGTGAGTATCCTATCCAAGGAGAAGAAGGAGTCAAAGATGATACTGATCTTAATCTCGTGTATGTGACACAACTTCGATCTAAGTCTGGTGCTTCTAACATGAGTTTGGATGTCATCATCTCGCAAAGACAAGGGGTGCTCGGATCTCTGACTGAGTTCCACTATCTACGCAAGAATAACTACTTTGGTTTGATCGGAGGCGACAAAAACTATCATTGTGCACTCTATCCTGAAGTGAAATTAAATCGTGTGAAAGTAAGGTCTGCTTTAGATCAAGATCTTAAGCTTGCAAGAGCGATCAACATCTGTGCAGAGTTATTGCAATGTATCCGATATGCAAAGATTGATCCAAGGCTTGCCTGTCAGCCAGAGGTGCTCTATGAAGACATCAAGAACCTCGGCTATGATTGGGATATGATCTTAAGTCAGACAAGAGGCTGGTGGTGTCCTTTGGATCAACACCATGATAGTTATTTCTTATCCGTATTGGATCTGTTAAAGATGCGTGTCGGTGAGTATCATCCTTACTGGTTAGAGGATGATAAGAAAACCATTAATGTTGGGAAAGATAGTAAAGGTAAAAAGTGAGTATGACTATGCAAGAAGTGCAAGATAACAATGTAGAAGCTGCTTTTGAAGAGTTAAAAGCAGATATGAAGTCTCGTGAAGAGCATGATATCGATGCGGGAGACTGTGATCTTTATCAGGAAGTGAAAGGGATGTTTGAGCAAGCTGGTCATCCAGATCCTGATGCTTGGACACTCGGTAGACTCAGTCCTGATGATCTTAAAGGTTCACCGATGAGCTATCAGAGACTGATTATCAATAGAGCATTGAGACTTAAGCTTGGTAAGTACGAAGAAGATACTCGTGATCAGCGGTTCTTACTGGTGGACAGTGGTAGTAAAGAAGACTGGATGAATAACTTAAAACCAACTATCAACTTCATCACCAAAAGAGATAAGAAGGTTTTGGAAAGCTTAGACGATGAAGTGAAGACAGATAGTGGTGATGGTGATGGCAACAGTGAGTAACATCAAAAGAAAAGCAGTCACGGATTTCATCTTAGAAGCCATTGATGATATCTTGCCTGATGGTTTCAATAGAGATCGGATGGATAAATACTTAAATAGCCTCAGTGATGAGGCTTTTGAGCAATATCTTAAAGATCTTCATGACGAGAAAGAATATCTCTCTGTGATCGCACCCAATGGTGCTGAAGTGAAGTTAGATCTTGCAAGAAACTTTGCAGTCGCTAAGAAATACAACATTCCTTTGTATCAAAGACTGTGGCTAAAGACCCCTGACAATAGGGGTCATTACCTCACCCAGGATGAGTATCTGATCTTAAGACTTCCTGTAAGACGTCAGTCACAGATCCTGGATAAGAAGAAATCCATCCCTGATAACAACAAAACCATCGATAACCTCACAGGACAACCTGCAGGATCTTCTAAAGGAGCTAAGATCTCTTATCCTGAAGTACAGATGCTAGCAGCTACTGGTCTAAATGAGACACTAACAGAGTTTTTGAAGTATCGTGGTGGGGATAAATACGGGATGCAACAGATGAACATCTCTATCAACAACACCGGAGGTGTATCTTTGAAAGCGATAGAACCTTACTCTGGTAGAGTCAAATCCACCGATGCTTTACACGTACATCTGACATCGATGCATCTTAAGAACAATCTCTAAGGAGGGATTACTGATATGGCATTATTACCTCCAGGTAGCAGATTTCATTCTGGTGAGACTGAGACTTATAGTCAAGACACTACTGAACCTTACGTGAAATCTACGCGAGCAGATACTTCTTTAAATCATGACTACATCAAAGCAGTGTTATCTGAAGCGATCTCTTTGACTTTAGATAAAAGAGTCAGTCGTGATAAAGCCAATGCTGATATCCGTACCCAGCAGAAACAGATCTTCATGGATATCATCACTCGGTTCAAGGCACACACGCTTTTAAATAAAGAAGTCTTGAAGAAGCTATTAGAGTCGATATTCAAGAATGAGACCAATATGGATCTCATCTTGACCTTAAGATGTGTGTTCTTTGCATTACTCGATCTTCCCGGTAATGAATACCACACCTTCTTCAAGAAGATCGTGTATCAGATCCGTATCCCAGATGGTAAGGAATGTTTAATATCCAATAGCCTGATGCAACGGATCACGACGACTACTAAAGAAGAGATGGAAAGTATCTTGAAGGACAATGACTTCTTGATCCCCATCATCTTACTGAACCTACATTTCAACATCAGTGATATCCAGGGACTATGAGTGAGGAAGTCTATCAGAAAAGAGGGATCGGGATCTACATAGATCTCGATACCCTCTTGGATACCCGTATGGGGACGATGATGATGTTAGACCCTGAACAAGGGCTGGTAGTGATCGATGATGATAGCTACTATTGTCGTGTAGAAGAAGTATTCCCTGGTTTTGATAAAAAGGTCTTTGATGAAGCTTATTTAAAAAGAGATCAGTCTGTACTAGAGCATTCTGCTGTATCGAATATGATCTTTGTTTTAAAGGAAGCAGTAGCTGATCTTAAGGTCAAGGTCTATGAACATCCTTTGTATAACGATGTCATCGTCTATGTCAATATCCATCCGTATCAGCTAAGTGATGCTGAGAAAAGTGATCTCCATGGTGTGTTAAGACAACATCTCTTGGATATGGCGAAGATTGAGTTTATTGACGTATCTTTAGAGGATCTGGATTGTGCTTGGGTGTATACGCATGTATCGCATTTATTCATGTATCACTTCGATGTCTGGTTAAATGCAAGAGCTAAAGCTTTAGCCCATAGAGGACTTCCTTATATCAGTTTGTATTGCCCAAGGATATTCTTTGAAAGAAAACCTACTGAGGAAGAGATAGAACAGTTGAAAGGATGGCTTGAGGTCAATGACTTTGATCATTTTGACTTCATTGAGAAGACTTATATGCCATTACTACAGATCCATTTCTTACCGGTAGATCATTTCTGTGTGATCAATGACTACGCAGAGCGTATAGGTACAGATAACAGAAATGAAAAAGAGTTAAGTTGAAAGAGCACCCTGTACACTGGAGTGATCTGGTGTACAGGGTTTTTCTTCCCTCTTTACACTTCGTTCCATTCAGTCAGAGCACCCTAGAGTACCATGATCGGTACTCTAGGGATGTATGACGCCTATGCCATCTGAAAATGACGTCTACGCGTCATATATCCTCAGTAGTACCATTGATAGGTACTACTGAGGTATAAGTATGTTTTATTACAATGCTGCTTGTCTTTGCTGAAAATCATCGACATTGAGATTGGATTCTCCTACCATGGTCTCGTCTAAGACGTAATCCCGCTTTCCATCTGTCTCATCTAAAGAAGTACGGTTAAGGTTGTTACCATTGGTATAGATAGCATCTCTAGGGGAGAATGTTGACAAGATCTCAGCTACCAATGCTTTATTGGCGACCAGTTTATCGACATTGGCATCATCAGACTTGATCCGTTTATTGGTCAGTGCCTGATGATCCATATCACGTAAAGTCTGCATGAGGAGTTTAGATAGATCCTCATTGCGGATAAGTTCTTCGTAGGTACCTTGGGAGGAGATAGCTGAGACGATACTTTTGCGTATCGTCTGGGTATATTTAAGATCCTCTTCTATGGGATCTAGAGTTTCTACTACATCTGTCATGTCTTTATATCCTGTATTTAAAGCTACTTGAAATATACATGTCTTCGCTATGCTCAGAGCGTATATCTCAAAATAAATAATTTTAAGATATACATTATACCACTAGAGTAGAAGTCATCTACTCTGTTCTAACAAACACAGGAGAGGTCTATGTGAATATCATCTCAAAAATGTTCATCAACGCGGTAGTTTCACAGTATCTGAAAGGATATCACGTGGATCGCTTGCGAAGGATCCTTCCTCTGGTGAAGAAGGAGGCATCCATCGCCAAGCAAAAACAAGAGACGTTGGATACTATCATCTCTGGTTTTGATGATATCAGAACCAGTTATCCATCGATCAGCCATCTCTACCAAGCCGTCAGATATCGCGTACACCACTATCAGGATCTTGAACATTTCACCCATGATCCTTACAAAGCAGAGTACCAAGACAGAAATGCCTTGGACTACTTTACCGTCTATGAAGGCAGTTATTTGATCCAAGTAGACAGTGTACTCGATCTCATTAATCAGATAACGTTATTATTACAGGATATCTCTCAAGAAGAGAATCCTGCCAGACGTGCTATCAAAGAAAGACTCTCGCATGATGTCTTACGTGATAGCCAGATGACACTATGTCATTTCTTAAGAAGCTACATCAGTAAGTAGAACACTGATGAAAATCCTGTTAAGCAGAGGTCACTATGAAGAAAACCATCCGATCTGGAGAGAATCCCTTAGATCCGATCTTAAATAGCCCAGATAAAAAGAGCAAAGAAACCAATAGCAGTGCTGGTGGGATACTAGCACGCTGGTATCGCACGATATTACACGATCTCAAGATCACTGGTACTAGGTTCAGTGAGTCACTGTCAAGATACTTAGAGATCATCTATCCCAATAACAACCTTGCTGCTTCTAATGCTAGAGGTAGTTTCCACAAGAAGTTCAGTGAACCTGAGTTTACCTGGAAGGTATTCTTAGAAGGACTGAGGGTATTAGGTGTTGAGAAAGTCGATTTTAATATCACCTTACACAATGCTGATGGTTCTAAATCTACCCATTCTTTAGATGTGTTACTCATGGGTAAAGAAGATGCTTTAAGATACTTACAAGAATGGCGTAAGGATCACGGTATCCATACAGCAGATCCTGAGTATCTAAAAGTGCTAGAGGAACAACGTCAGAAAGTCAAACAAGATATCCAGAGCAACATCGACTACTATGCAGACTCAATGCACAAAATCCGTAAAGCAGAGAGAAAAGAGATCCATCGTCCTCATGTCAGAGACAGTAAGAAAGGGAAAAACCATGCTCCAGAAGAAACATCAGAAGCTGATCAGTCCTGAGAGTGTGGAAGAGCTGATCCGTGAAGATGGGGTCAACCATATCCGTATCGACAATCGTGGTAGTACGAAGTTAGGACGATGGTTGGATAGCCAATGGATCTCTCCTTTCTACTATCCAGGATTAGGACAGTTCACTAACACAGAAGGTTTCTGGCATTTCATCAGTAGTGATCGACCGATAGAGTTATTAAAAGTCATCTCAGGTCATGAATGTCGAAAACAGATCCGTGATATGCGTCTTGCTGGTAACTACCACAAGGTGCGTATCCCTAACTTCTATGAACATATCCGATATGCCAATTATTTAAAGATCGAACAGTTTCCCTTGCTGAAGAAAGCCTTCATTGAGTCTGATCTTCCTTTGAAGATGTATTACATCACCGAAGATGAGGAGGGTAGAACATGGTTTAATGATACCCATGTGACTCACCCAAGACTTTCTAATCTGGTGAAGCTTCGAGAAGCTTACCAGAGAGATGAGAATTTGGTACTACCTGTACCGGATATCGGTCCGATCTTAAAACATCATAAACGCTTTGCTTCGCAGGGAAAAAACACATAAAACTCCTATGTTGTTATTTCGGTGGTCTACTTCGGTAGACCATCATCTTTTTTTTTATTTTTTTTGAGAGTATTTATGGTCAATACGAAGTACACTAGTACGAAGTACAGACATGATGTCCTCTGCGTATATGGAGGTCATCATGGCTAATGCTAGGCTAAGGTATAATAAACGTAATGTTAATGGAGTTTGTTATGGCTAAAAATATCGAAGGAGATAATGGTAAAAAAGGTGGATCTTCACCTATCGCAGATCCTACCCCTAAAGGATCCTGGTCCACGATCAGAGACAACTCAAAAGCAGCGCCAGATGCTTATTCAGAAGAAGGCAATAGCCAATACATCTCTGAGTTTGGTGGTATCGCAAATAAGATCTCCCAAGTGGCTTCCCAGTTAAAAGGGGGAGAGAAGGTATCCTTATCAACGATATCGGGATTCTTAGGTGGTGTAGGTAATGCTTTATCTGGGATCACTTCTACAGTGGACCAAGTCAGAAGTAGTTTATCTGGAGATAACATATTCGATAAACTCTCAGGGATCGCCAACATCTCTCACTCTACCTTGACTCAGATGGGCGTAAATAACCTACCCAATATCGCAGATAGCTTAAGTCGTGGTCGTGAGATCTATGGTAATATCAACAACACCTTATCCAGAATAAGAAATACAGACTTCTCTAAGGTCAGTAATCTCTTTGGTATGGTAGAAGAGTTGACAGGATCAGATGTCTTTTCTTTGTCTAAACTAGGTGGACAAGCCGATTACTTAACGGGACTCGTGCGGGACATCATGGATAATGATATCCCAGGATCATTGCATGCTTTAAAAGACATTGTCAAGAACAACCCTTACAGAGATAGGATCGTAAAAGACATCTATCCCAAAGCTGTGGATAAACAAGATCTCTCTTCCATCAGAGCGATGACTGATATTGTTGGTGTCAAGAAGTTCAATACGCTTACTTCTAATCCTCATCAGCAAGGTAACTTCAGAAATGTGTTATCCTCTAACTGGAAGAAAGAGCATGAGTACGCAGATAAACCTACTATGGAAGTCTATCAAGATCTCAAAGAGACCTTGAAGAAGACTTCTGTAGATCAGGATTGGTTGTATACCAAAAGAGGTAATGATCTTACCATCAATGCCAAAGATTATACTTCTGCATCTGAGAGATTTAAAGAGCTATTCAAGAAAGGCTGTCAGGTCAGTAACCGTATTAGAGTACTGACTGATGAACATATCAACGACAGTGTCAAAGATGAGATCAATGCTG